ATTTAATCATTCTGCCGACACTCTGGCACGAATCGTTTCAATTGAATCATTGACAAGAATTTCACCATTTAGAAACACAGTCTTCAATTCACCGTTACGTTCACCTTCTACTGTAACACCATCAACTAAGATGTAATCACCTGATAGTGGGCTACGATGTACACATAACAAACCCTTGGCTGATTTCTTAGTACCAGAATCAGTTTTTGGATCTTTGAAAATCGCTACACCTTCACCATTAGTAACACGATGAGTAGCCTTCATGGCAAACCCAAGAGAGTCACGAGTGGCAAATTGATACGTGTACGAACCAATTCCAAATACAATGTTATCACTAGCGAAACCTTTAGCGGTCAATTTGACCAAGATAGCCTCACAACGTAAAACTGTAATACTGTCACCGTAGATAAGACCAACACGTTGATTCAGTGTTTTGTAACCTTTGTCGTTAACTGTACCACCAAAGATTTCCCACAAACATTCAACTGCCCCTTTGTGTTCAGGTGAACCCACTGGTGCATCAGGATCACCAGTAATAATTTTAACTGGATCACCCGAATCAGGACGAAACACAACTTTAGCCAAACCAAGTGAATCTGGGACACGATTCAAAATATCGTCTTTAAGAATAGTGGCGTATGTAGTAATCACTTGGAAAAAGTCGTATGTATCTGATACAAGCGAAACAACTCCACTTGGGTACTTACTCAAAATGTAGCGATACGTATCCAACTCAGCATCACGGCTTGAAGAACTCATTACGCTATGTTCTGAGGCAGGCACCGAACCACCAACAAAAGTTGATTTACCATTGTAGTAGTCGTTAATGTACTTTACTGCCGACAGTACATCAGTTCCAGTAAAACTTAGTAAGTGACCAGCGCCAGATTTGGCACCATCGGCAATACCTGACATTCCTCTCATAGAGAAGTCATGACCTTGCCATGTAACAAACTCTTTGCTTCCGCCAGTAAGATCAGCGTATGAGTCGATAATTTTACGATATACACGAGCCATAGTGGCACTAGTTGAAGACTTCCACAATTCACTTGACAACCAAGTTTCTAGAAAGTTAGGCAACCAAAATGCAGATGCAACTGTGTTAGTAACAGTTAATACTGGCACACCAATTGGTACTCGTGATCCTTCTGGCAGAGATTTAATTTCAAGTGGCAAATATCCAATACGATGTAATTCACGAATACGTTCGATATTGAAGCCGTTGGGTCCGACAAATGGAGCTACAAGTTCAAGAAACTCGGAACAAACTTCATCTTCTGGCAAATCGAAAAATGTTTCTCGCCAAACTGCATTGAGTTCATGTAAGAAACCTTGTAAACCAAACCAAACAATTTTCTTGTCGGCTTTGTATTCATCAGGCACATTGAAATGTGACATTGAACGTGGAGTAAAGTTTGAGTAAACTTTAGTAGTGCCTTCAGGGTACATTTCCCCGTGACCTAATTTGTAGGAATCCATTGAAGTAAGAGCGGTGATTTTCATTTTCTTTTCCTTTTCTTTAGTCTATGTAAATATTATATCAAAATACTGATTTATTGTCAAGTTTTATCACATTGAGTGATTAAATGAGTCTAAATCAACGTTATTAATGTTGTTCATTGTGTGAATTTCATCAAAATCCTCAAGAAACACATCCAGACCTTTAGAGAAGATTCCGTGAGTAACACACAGTACTAAGGTACCTTTAAACCCGCTATCACGAATTACTTTTGCCAATTCTATAAATGTTCGTCCACCGTCACAAATATCGTCAACGATAACAACTCGTTCAAATCCAGAAAGTTTGGATCCATCAACTTCTGTCTTGACAATATGACCCGTAGCCACGTCGCGAATTTTCTTGGCTTCAACTACAGATTGACCAGTAGCCTCTGCCACTTTGTAAATTTTCTTGAGGGCGCCGGCATCAGGCGATACAATAACGGTTGTTTCTGATTTTGTCATGTCACGAATGGATTCAGCCCACAAGTCGGCTTGTGTAACATTATGAAATACACCGGCTGGGAACATTGCGCCAGCTACATCACTGTGAATATCCCAAGTGGTAACTTTACTAAAATTACACATTTTGATCATATCAATCGCAACTTGAAGTCCGAATGATTCGCCACTAGTCATAACACGATCTTGCCGACTAAATGGGAAATATGGAACAGACAGATTAATGCCAATTTCTGGCCCATACATGTGTTTGAGTGCATTTACCGCCAACATCATATCCACCAAATCATCTGAACTCTTGAAATCCATACGCATTTGAATTGGCATACAATTTGTTTGCCCATCTGGTGTCAATTTTACTGAACGTTCCCCACCGGGAAATGTCCAGAATTTGTCGTCAAAACCTTGTACTGTGATCATAATTTTCTCTTTTTTCAGTTTATAATATATTATACAGAATTATCAATTTAGTGTCAAGTGTTTTTTATTAGAATGTATTCAATTTTGGATTAAATTCACGAATCAATTCACGTTCACGACTATGAGCCGCTAAACGACCACGTACACTTTCAACAAATCCATAAGTAAAAGATTTTGATCCATGTTTACGAATTGATTCAGATAATGCCCAACCCTTGTCTTCAGCCAAAGCACGTTGTACGTGTTTTTGAATACGGCGATGAAGTGTCTTTTTAATTCCGCCCACATTCTTAACAGTGATTCCGATATATTGATCACCTGTCACTATGTTATTAATAACATAGATTAAGTGAGTACAATCGTTTCTCCGTTTTCTTGTGACCGTCATATTATTAAAAGTCTCCGGCAAAGTAATCAACAGGCAATCCATACTTAGTACAAACCTCATCACGACTTAATACAACGCCGTCATGTTCAGACATCCAACGAATGGCTAATGGGCGAGTCATTAACCCCCACTCTATCAAATGAGCAATACTGTCTTCAAACATCTTAACAGCTTGAGTTTCTTTTGTAGTCATTGACTACTCCTTAGTGTTAAAAGGATTTGTGACGTAACGAATGCCATTGCCATCATACAGACCACTTAAGTCCATCTTGGCATATATCTCTTGTAGTGGCCGACAGTATAGTAACAACTCAATGTCAGTAATCAACCCAGTGTTGTACTGATTGATAACACTCAAGAGCTCTTTGTGAAGTACTTCAATGTGAGTGGGCTTTCTTACTTTAGTCATTGACTACTCCTTAGTGTTAAAGGGCGAGTAATTCTTAGGGTAACGTAACCCAGTGTTTGGGTCACACAACTCACTCAAATCAATTGAGGCATACAACTCTTTCAACTTGTCACAACACTGAAGTAACTCAATGTCAGTAAGTAACCCAGTTGAGTACTGACTCACTACACTCATGAGCTCTTTATTAAGCTCTACGTTGTTGTACTGTTTCAAGTCCTTCTCCGTTTCATTAACCATACATCTATTATAGGGTATATCTGATATAATGTCTACTAAAATCTTCTTAATGTTGCATAAAAACAACACATTTTATAGCGTTTTTGAGCGTTTTTTTAGCGTTTTTGATACTAGATGACATGAAATCAAAACAAATGGCTTAGGGAGCGGCTAAACCAGTCTGATAATCAAACCATGAGCGTAAATTAACATCATAACCACATTGACCGCTAAGATACTATACTCACGAATTCTTAGTGACCAAATGATCCAAAATACACTTCCAGCGTTTAGCAAATATATATTAAGTGGGTCAATTTTATAGCTAATAGCTAACGCTCCCAAGATGGTTAAAATCGTGGCAGTCCATTTTAAAAAGTTGTTTAATTTTATCATAGACTGATTATATTATAAACTAGATTTATTGTCAAGTAAATTTAAGTGACAATATATTATAGTTATTTTTTATATCACTATCATAAGTAAATAATAGTTCATTGATAAATAAAAATATGATTACTATACACGATTTATATACAGATCATTTATTATTATTATCGGCGAAACAATCTAATAAAAATTGGGCAGAATCCGACTCAGAATCATTATATAAAGAAAATCTTAAAACACAATCGGAAGATTGGTATTATCGAACACATTCAATTACATATAAACACAACTCGAACAAATACAGATGTGCTGAATGGAATGATATAACTTGGAGTAATAGTTGGATTGTATTAGGATGTTCTAGTGTAGAAGGTATTGGTCTGGATGAATCTGACGTATTATCTACCAGACTTTCTGAACTATTAGATAGTCCTGTAATAAATTTAGGTGTAGGCGGAACTGGAGCAGATGTTACATTGTTTAATAGTATACGATTAATTGATAAAAATATAAGACCAAAAGGAGTAATTATAATAAATGGCGATTTTACATTAACTCGGCTTTCATTATTTACATCGACAGGATCAATAGCCATTGGAAATTGGAGTTTTGATAAAAAAATAAATCAAGGAAAATTTTCAAATTTGTATTCATTATGGACCAATGAAGCAGGACACGCAGAAACATATTCTTATATGTGTCTTAGAGGAGCAATTTCCATGTGGAAGACTGAAAACATACCAACATTTTATTTCAATATTGAACGAGATTTACCTAAAAAAAGTGACTTAGCAAGAGATTTGTCACATTGGGGTAGAGAAACAATAAAATTGTGGGCAAAGTCTATTGTAAACACAATTATAATTCAGTAGATATTTTTAAATTGATCTATTATAAATACAAAAAGCCCCAAACCGTTAGGAATGGGGCTATAAGTAATTCATTAGGCTACCATTTGACGTTGATATTCGGTCAATGATTTGAATCTATCAGCCGCATAACTGGCAGCAAATGCACGTGGTTTAACCAATGGTATAACTCCACACATGCCTTTGATATATCCCATAGCTTCGTTTACTACGATACTACTATTATGAAGTTCATTTGGATTAATATCTAAGTGAACTTCAATGTCATGTGCCACAACTTTACTCAATGTAAGATACAAATCCGCAATTTTATAAACTTCTGTCATTAGACGCATACGTGGTTTATTAGATTGTTGATCATAGTCACGTTCTCTATTAACGGCACCAAAAATCTTACATCCGTTATTGCCATTAACGTGTACTACAACTGCGGTAATATAGTCGGCATACCAGACATTATTCAATTGAAATCGTTCACTATCACAACCAATATAAATCTTGGTGTCAGTGTCACAAGTTTCCAGAAATGCTACTACTTCGTCTATATCTATTTGTTTCTTATACATGATACTCTACCTTTTATGTTTATTAAAACCTCTGTTCTTTTTCTGTGGACGATTAAGAGCTTTAATTAAATAATCTCGTTTAACTAATCCACTTTCAATATCGGCAACCGCTTGTTGTGTTGGTGTCAATTGTTTTTTATATTCACCAAGAATATAAAGTCCTGATTCTGAATATTTACTATAACGAATCTCTCTGATTTCTCTGGCTCGTGCTGCAGCCATTAATACTGTTTCATAAAGATTAATACTTGTACCAATTACTCTATCGTGTTTCATATATTTCCTTTATTAATTGTCTTCTAAATTATCTACTACAATCCAACCTAGTTTTAGTAAATCTTTTCTAATCTCGTCAGTAACTACACTTTCTGGAACATACTCACGCTTATCTTCATCTAGTTCAGGTATATATCCATCTAAACCGTAACCATCTTCTTGACTACCAATGCCGCTACAGTACCAATCAATGTAATCACCCTCTTGTCTCATATTGGAAATGATTCCACCAGCACTACGCCAACTGGCTGACCAATAATTTTCTTTTAAGATTTGAATTACATCTTCTTTTATAAAATCATTATTACATATTGCGGCATAAAGATTTTGGGCATAGTTATCGCTATTTCTAACTTTTTTTAGAATCCAATCTGTGGTTCTTAAATCCCATTCCATGTTATTCTTTTTCCAAGTTGGATCAGATTCATGTTCAAGATCAAGTTTATCCCAACTTTCATACCAATCTATCATACTTTTTACCGTTGGATCAGTCATACTTTTCCCTTTCTCTATAGCACGTTTAATATAATTATTTTTTTGAAATGTATTTCTGTTTGGACTTTTGCTAAGTTTAGTCATAATAAGTAAGTATACTCTAATTAATATAATATGTCAAATGTTATGGATAAATAATTTAATGAAAACAATGTTAATAACAGGTACTAGTCGTGGAATTGGACTTGGTTGTGCCAAGAAATTTTCCAATACATATAATATAGTTGGTATTTCCAGAACTCCTGGTGAATTTGTAACTGATGTTGGTGATTTAACTGATAATGATTTTAGACTATCTATAATAGAAAAATACAACCCAGACATATTTATCAACAATGCTGGTATAGGTGGATCATCAGTTAAACCTATTTTAGATACAAATTCTGTAGCTTCTATAGATTTGCTCATCAACTTTTTTAAAAAAATGAAGTCTGGATCTGATATTATAAACATTAGTAGTTACTCAGGATGGCAACAAGGAAATGCCAATTGGTCATTGCCTTTAATAATTTATAGTGCCTCTAAACATGCACTAAGTGCCGCAAGTCAAATGTTGGCATCTAAACAAGAACAAATAAGAGTAATGACCTTAGAACCTCAAGTTATTGAAACTAGAATGACCAATAGAGATTATCTAACAAATCCTGTAGATCAGAGTGTATACGATAATTTTGATGGAACACGAAAAGCACCAATGAAAGTTGAGTATATAGTAGATGTTATTGAATGGATGATTTCACAACCTAGATGGGTAAATGTTCAGACACTTAGATTAACCAACAGTTACAAATATAATATATAATGATCTAATCTTTTATATTTCTATACTTTTGTAAATACTTATTTCTGTTTGAAAACTTTTTATTTCTACTACCCAATCCTTTGCTACCAAATGTTTCTGTTTGAGTATGACAATTAGGACACAATAGTCTTAAATTATCTGGAAAATTATTATCACTATCTCCATCAATATGATCTAATTGTAGTGTTAGTGGTTTTTTATTCCATTCAGGACCCAAATTACATTCAGAACATTTTTCCTCGCGAGTTTCTTTCAGATATTTTTTTAAAGGTTTTACTTGATTATGAGTTAATTCCCCACGTTCAATTTTTGGTATTGTTTCATTTACCCATTGATACTCACCCTGACATTTATTAGAACAATAAATATTTCGTTGATTCTTTTTTACAATAGATTCTTTTTTACAATGAATACAATCAAACATTTCTGATTTTGGCCAAACTCTGGAATTTGCGCAAGATCGTGAACAGAATTTTTTAATTCCCCATTTACCTTGTTCATCAAATTCTATATTACATTTTGGACAATTTGTTGTCATATTTTTGTTAAATGGTGGATCGTGTAGGGATCGAACCTACGACTTTTTCCGTGTAAGGGAAACGCTGCTACCGCTGAGCTAACGATCCATGTTTGGTGCGAGAGGAGGGATTTGAACCCTCAATCCCTAAGGCGGGAAATTTTAAGTCTCCAGTGTATACCGTTCCACCACTCTCGCAATACTTTTTACTGCCGATCACCTGCATTACAAGTGACATTGTACATACTACCCTGATATAATGTTTTCTGCCAACAAACTTGACCACGTGGGCCCATTACACAGCCAGATAACATTACTATTAATATAACTAATAGTGCTGATTTCATATTAATTTATCTCAATTAAAACAACACACAGAATTTTGGTCCGGCGTAGAGGAATCGAACCTCTATTAATAGCTTAGAAGGCTACTGTTCTATCCGTTGAACTAACGCCAGTTTTGGTGCCTCCGGAGGGATTTGAACCCCCGACCAAGCGATTATGAGTCGCCTGCTCTCACCACTGAGCTACAGAGGCATTTCTATCAATCTTTCATTCTAAGATACTATTATACAACAATAATGATTTATTGTCAAATATCATTGATCCGAATTTTTATACTACACCAACCAAATGTAGTCTATGTTGATCACTACAATTTATAAATGTATGAGCTTTAGTTGTATCAACACGCCATACAAATCCTGTTTTTAAATTTGTAAGTCGTCCAGTACGAAAAAGAAAATAACATTCTGAATTGGTTATTAACGGAATATGAATTCTAGAAGTTTCATCTTTATGTATACTATAACATGCATATGGTCCGACCCACATTAATCTAGTTCTAAGTAGTTTGTATTTGTCAATTAATTCTTCAAATATAGTATCTTTAAAAAATGGATTTAAATTAGTATATGAAAGTTCTTCACCATTACTTTTTCCAACTGCACTAGTCCATGGATCTTCATTATCTTTATATTGTAATCCTGTTTGTTTACCTTTATGACCGTAATCGGTCCATTGTATACTAGATTCTAATAAATTGTATGCATCTAATACTAGTTGATAGTTTATTGTTTCTAAAATTGTTATCATAATATTAGTCTCGTGACAGTTAGTTATTCATATGTATTTAACTCTATATATATTTATAAATATATTATGGAGAAATTATATGAAGTGGGCACCTAACAACATTCAACCGTTGGCAATAATATCACATCAACGTTCCGGTAGTACATGGATTTGTGATTCAATTAATCATTATAAATCATATGATGAATTTTTTAATCCTAATATAAATCTAATATTAGATCATAATTTAAATATAATAACTAAAGAATTCAATGCTCATGTTAAATTTAAAGAAAAAATAATTGAAGAAAGAATAAATTGGTATTATAATATACTTAAAATTCCAAAACTTCATGTTATTAAATTGCAAGCCAATCAACACATGTATTATAATAATGATATTTATAATATAATTAAAAATTATCAAATTGTGTTTCTAAAAAGAAAATCTTTTTACGATATTTTCTGGAGTTTTTTAATATCACGACATTTTAATTCTTGGGATTCAATAACTGATAAACAAAAACTATCAAATAGTATATCAATAACATATGATGAGATAGTATATACTGATCAATTTATAAACTCATTTGAAGATAATTTTTGTACAATGCAAGATAAATTAGAAATTCAAAATCCTGAAATAATTTATTATGAAGATTTGGTTTCTTCAAATATATCTTGGATCACTAAAGATAGTAAATATGTCATTCAAAATAATAAACACAAATTAATTATTGAAAATAAAGAAGAAGTAATATTGTGGTGTCATAAATTATTTGATAAAAACAAATCAATTGGTTTAATTAATTCATTGAATATCTCAAACTGATTCCTAACTTTTCACCGTTCATTTTAGATGTACAATGTATTTTTTTATTATTAAAGATTATCATACTTCCTGGCTCAAACAAATATGCAGTTCCTGATAACTCTAATAATCCATGTTTTGGATAATGAGATAGATATTGATTATATAAAGTTTCATCTATTGATTTTCCTGTTTTATTTGTTATAGGATACTCACGAGGATAACCTTTTACACCTATATTTGTTGAAAAATACATTACATTATGTTGCATACACCAAGTAACGCTATCTTGTTCCCACTCTTGATCAAATATAATTAAACTAGCCTGTGATCCAGTGTACATTAGTGGTATTACCACATTGATAGTATTGTTATGATATGTTTTATAATCTGTATGTGGTAAATATGGAGCAGAGTGTTTATAAAAATTTCCACTTTTGTAAACTAGTTGTTTATCTAATATTCGTTCTATAATAGGAGTAAACAATTCAAGACT